ACCATGATCACGTATCTCCCTGAGTGTGTCGATGTCATAAGTCTCGACAATCTGGTCATATGCAGAAGTTGTCATAAGAAAATGTGATAAGGTTTAAACATGACCACCGAAGCGGTCAACGATCCTTAAGGGAATCGAACCCTTATTACTTGTTAGACAGACAAGAGTCTTAACCGTTAGACCAAAGGATCAGGAAGAGCGACAGAGCGCCGCTCGTTAGTGTGAGTACATATGTACTAGCCTTACACTCAATGATTAATGTATACCATCTTGATGTATACCCATTGGATGCTAGTACATTTATACTAGGTAATTGCACCAATGCTTGCAACTATGAAGAGCAACCAAAAGAGTATAGTTCTTTGTTGCTTGAGATCATCAACCTCTTTCTTCATACGAAGCTAGGTAGTTTTACTGTTGAGCTGTTCTTACTAGGAATAGCTTTCAACTCATCAAACTGGTGATAATCAAACTCATCGCCATTTAGTACAAATGCTCTATCACTGTTCACTAGGTTATGGTTAACCCAAAAGCCAAGGCTAATGTCTGGATTGAATAGAACATTTAGGATAGCTCTCTTGCTTACGTTACCGTATGCGTAAGTGTACCCACTGTTGAATTCTACATAAGCTTGAGACTTTAAAGCATCAACCTTGAGTGTGCGTACTGCTGTACTAGTACGAGATGGAACATCAATAAACATGTTGAACATAATAAGATTGGGTTGAGTGAAGGGAAATCTTGAACCCTTCATCAAGCACTAGGTATTAATGCTTGAGGAAAGGATCAAAGGTAGAATTACCTACCGATGAACTCATCAAATGTGATGTGATCAGATCCGATGGATTTAAACTCGAACTGTTCAGCTTGTAATCTTTCGAGTACATTCATGACCGCTTGATCATGCTTGGCTGATTCATTCATCATGACGCAACCATCGAACATTGGAGTGAGATCAGATTTGAACATAGAATCATTTTGTTTCATGATTTAATTATAGAGTGGATTGGTTGGATAGTCAAGAGTTGTTTACAAACTGTTACACTTCAGCTCGTAGCTCGCGTGTTGTATATTCTAGCATATCCTCTAACCTCTGATCGCTCAGCAATAAAACATACTCACTTAGAATTTCATTTGTGAGCTGGTAGTTTTCTTGCTTACCCATCAGGTGGCAGAGATTCATACCGAGCAGAGTGCGGTCTGCGTTTCTTTCTAAATCACTCATAGGTTTTCTTCGTATGTATATTCATATTATAATCCTGATTGGTCACGTGGTCAATAGTGCTTCATACTCTGTAACATTGGTACGCATACAGATGCTCACATGCTGAGGTCAGCCGCTCGCGCTTCGCGCTCGCTTGTCTCGCATGGGTAGGCGTTGCACGTGATACGCCTAGGAAACATAGTCATCAGAGCGAGCGAAGCGAGCGGGTCACTAAGTATAACATAGTGGAAATATTAACCTCACTAAGTATAAAGAAAAAGGCTGAGACCCCTTGCGGGGGAAGCGATCCCACACTCATTCTGAGATAGCCTTCTCTAATTTATGCCATTTTTTAAGGATCTTCTGTGCTTTCTTTCTAGAGACACATTCCTGTGCTTTAGTTTCTAGCTTCTTTAACTTCTTCTGTAAGTTCTTCAATACTGTTTACCATCTGTCTATAACCACTACCTACATATATCTGTCCAACCACTACAGAGATGGTGGCAAGTCCCCAGAATATATAATAATATCCAGACTTAATCTGATGCTTTTTCATACAAGGTTCTACTAAAGTATAATAGGTATATCCGAGTATTCATTCGTTGAATCTTGGAGTGGAATAGGGGATATAAGTATTAAGAGAGAGGGAGTGATGTCTGAAAAGACAGCGCTTCCTCTCTGAGGGGTCGGGTCCACCCTTCCCTTCCCCTGTATACGGTGGCGCTCAAGCTAAACCCAGGTAGGAGCACCCTTTCTACCAGTAGCTCCTCTAGCTTTACGTCTTTGGTCTAAGTTCATACCTAATACCATATGGTTAGCAGCTGATTGAGGGTCATCTGCCCAAGAGTCTAGGATATCTTGCCAGTCTTCACGGTTACGTTCTTTGACCATTTCATATGCTGAGATGGATAGTGCATCTGTGAAATACTTGACGCCTTGTGCCAGACAATCCAATCTGTCATCGTGTTTAACAGCGCCTTTCTCTCTACACATTCTCGACATCTGATAGAATAACATATAGAGAAGACGTAATTCAGGAGCTTCATCTTTATTAGAATTATAATCCCAATCGATAACCTTCCTATCACATATAAGACGATGTTGATTAAGAACAGGCTCAAGAGCGTCGATGATTCGATCTTCCTTCCTAACGTTTGCACGTATTTCTTCAACATCTATAGCTTGTTTTGTTTGTTGAAGATGTTTCTTGAAGAGTTCGCATACTATTCCGTCTCCGAAGTTGGTTTCGACAACGAGTTTGGTAACTCCATATCGTTTACATCCTCGAAGTATATCCAGCAGGGTGTTGTCGCTGTATCCGTCTCTGTAAGCTCGCATTTCATGCAAGTATAAGAACCCGTTCTTTTGGGATATGTAAGCTGCTGCTGTCTCATCTGTTCCTCGTCCAGAGGGGTCAACTGAGCAAATTGTTTCGGTGTAAGGTCCCCACTCTCCCTGTAACTGCATTGGAGAGTAAAAGTAATCTCCTGGTAGTCCGACGGTTGGTAGGTCTCTAATAACGTTTGAGGGATCGGAGCACCATACAACGGCATCGGGAGCTTGAATAGGGTTAACACTGGTAACAACCAGGTCAGACATCTTAAGGGGGAATTTCTCTGCATCGGAAAGGGAGGTATCTAACATGAACTGGAGCATGAAGTTAGATCTTCCCATGGAAGCTTCACGCTCTATCAGATCATCATCATCAAATCGGTCTGGGTCTGTACAGGTACCTGCTTCAGCACCCATATCAATATCTTCTTGTAATTGAGAAGCTATTAATCCTTCATATTGACTAACGTTTTTGGGGTATCTGGCTGGCCAAACCAATGGACGGTATGAACGCTCAGCCAGCTTACGATAAACAGTAAAGGTAGTTTGAGGAGTCCCGAGATAACAAATCCGAGAATCACTTTTTGGCGTAAGGATAGATTCAGCTTCTGTACAGAGTTGAAGTAATTTTTCACGCATTAACTCCGTCATGGAGTTTCCAGG